CATCCACGTTGAATTCAGAAACGCCATCCCATTCGATGATATTTTTGACAGCGGAATCTTTAACGATTGCGTATTTCATTATTTATACTCCGTTACGATTACGATGCCGTCTTTACCGGGCCCGCCGTTATAATTACTGCCGCTAACGCTGTTAGACGGTGCGTTTCCGCCAGACCCATAACCAGTTGCGTGATCAGTAGCATTAGCATTAACATTAATTCGATAACTTCCAATCCCTAAAAAAGAACTTCCACCATTTGCATTTTGCCCAACTTCGCCTTGAATGTTTAAATCCCCACCTGTGGCAGACCCACGATTATCGCTGTAAGTAATAAATCCACCATTAGTCCAATTACCTCCGACCCCGCCTCCGCCAGTTAAAGTATTTGTTCCATCAACCCATGAACTGTCTCCACCGTTTGTTCCATTTGCATCAATACCACCAGCACCTCCTGATCCAACGGTAATTGTTGCTGTAGAAATAGAAGAAACATCAATTAATTTTTTAACATATCCTCCTCCTCCACCGCTTTGTGCCGGGTAGTCATCTCCACTTCCTGCGCCGCCACCTGCGCCCTGCACTTCAACAATTACTTTGGTAATCCCAGACGGCTTTGTCCACGTTCCGCTTGAAGTAAAAGTTTGCACCGAAGCAAGACCGCTATCAAATCCAGAACTGCTACCGTTATTTGTTAGCGTTACACCAGAAGGAATTGTAAAAGTATCGCCTGACGTTCCAAGCGTTACGGTTCCCAAAGCGGTGCGGGGAGAGAGTTTGTCCGTTTTTACTTCGCTCATAATTCACCCACCAATGTCGTAAGAGATTCAACGTCAGCAGTCGCATCAATGTTTGTTTGAATCGTGGCGTACTTGTCTCTGATTGCTTGCCTTGATGCCTCTGCTTCTGTTGCGTCAGCATCAGGAATTTGTTTCATAATGACTTCGTCATATGGTGCAAACTCTTCAGCACGTTTGGCTCTGCGTATTTCGTGAGCAATGCCTTTTGCTTTTTCAATATTAATAACAATCATTCTGCGTATTCCCATGCGTTACGAAATGTGCGATTAGATGGAACGTCAGCCTCATCAATAATTTGATAAGCCTTACCAGTTGGAACATCTTTAGCGGCTAGTTCTTCGATGGTGTGGTCTGCTAGGTATTCATCGGATGGAACAATAACTGCTACACCGCCCTCATCTGTTGGATAAATTATTCTTTTCATGTTAATTACCTGACTACGATGATACAAATAACATCTGCATCAGCGCGATTAGAACTAAGGTCTTCTAGATAAATTTTGAAAGTACTGGTTGCTAAAGCAGTAACACATACAATTCGTGGATTGCTAGAAGGTTCATTCGTGATTCCCGCTACAGCATAATTTGCATCAGACATTGATGAAGAAAAATTAAAATCAAAATTCCCAGCGCCGTTATCTGTAATAGAACTGACATTTTTACTTTCTTTAATTGTAAAAGTTCCAGTGCTATCAAAATTAGCCCATGCCCGAACACCATACGCCGTAGCAGTTGAGCCAAAGCCTGAGTTGAACTGAAGGTTGTCACTTGCATCCACGTTTACCGTATCGTCTGTTGCTGATGCGTTAGATGCGTAAGCGGGTGAGCCGAATCCAGAAGCAGTTCCACTGTTTGCAATCGTCGCGCCTGATGCTACTGTTAGCGTTTGCCCTGATGGGATTGTGAACCCCGTCATGGTTGCGCTACTCACATCAAGAGTCGCGCCAGATGGAACCGTAGTGGTATCGCCCGAATCACCTAATGTGAAAGCCGTACCTGTAGCGGGGCTTATCTTGTTTGCTTTGATTTCACTAGTCATCAATTAACTCCCAAGACTGTGTTTCTTCATTCCATGCGTATGCGTTGTTGTCTGCCGGCATAGGCACAGGAGCCTCCCAAAGACAGGATGCCTCATCGAGAGTCCAACTCGTGTAGGGTTGCGGCGGGATAAATGCGTCACGATCTTTGTCGTAAGCAAATCCAATACCAGCATAGTTCTTACGCAGGGCTACACCGCCGTCTGGTTCGTTGCTGTTTGGAGCGTAGTGAACACCTCCTCTGGTGTTGTACGAGGTTTGTATCCACTCGCCGGGAGATGAATCGACAAAGGTGTTAAAGAACTCTGGTTCGGCAACGATGACCTGAGTCACAGTACCGTCTTGTACTTTTGCAAAATGTGTCATTGTTATTCCTTATGCCGTGTATGATCCAGATGAATTAAAAACAAGAATAGTGTCTGATCCACTGGTAGAAATTGACGGGGAGCCGGTATATGTGCCTGAGTAATTAGCAGTCGGCATCCGTAAAATAACTACTCCAGAACCTCCTGCTCCCCCATTTCCAGGATTTGAGTGTATACCGCCACCGCCACTTCCTGTGTTTGCGCTTCCAGAACCGCCAGTTCCACTGAATACCCCTGCACCGCCACCGCCAGAACCGCCACTTCCGTTTGTTCCCGTTTGAGAACTTCCACCACCTCCACCCGCTCTAGTAACCGATGATCCAGAAATAGATGAGGCTTGACCACCACCTCCCGACCCCGCAGTATTTGTTCCGGTATTGCCATCGGCTCCAACCGCTCCTGCACCGCCACCGCCGCCTGTATTCCAATTTGTATACGCAGTACCTCCAGCATAACCCTGCCCTGTAGTTCCTGATCCACCCGCATTTGAACCAGTGGTTGCAACTGATCCACCGCTTCCAGAGCCGCCAGAAAATCCTGCACCGGGGCTTGCGGCGCCTCTGCCTCCTGCCCCACCAGTTGACGTAATTGATGCAGCACCTGTGATTGACGAATTAGTCCCATTGCCTCCATTTGCATTTGTAACAGGACTTGCCCCTGCACCAACCGTAATCGTATAAGTTCCTCCCCCTGCTGAAATTGGGGATTCAGTTGCGCCGCCACCGCCAGAAATTTCAGACGCATACGAATTTCTATATCCACCTGCTCCTGCACCGGAACCTCCATGAGCGCCACCCGCTCCACCTCCGGCTACAACCAAATAAGAAATATCGTAAGTCGCATAAACATTGACTGTTTTCCACGATCCCGATGTCGAGTCGTACAATTTTGCGGTTTGTTCTGACGTATCAAAATACATATCACCTGCTGATGGAGAACTAGGCGCAGATGAAGCGGTAGGTATTCCAACTGAAGTACCGCCAAGACTTATTTTTGTTCCGCTTTCCGGCGAGATGTTGTTTACATTTAAAGTACTCATACGATCACCAATGTACCAGTGACAATGACTGTGCCTGTCATAGTTACTGGCCCTGCAAGAACTGCTGATTCAATGGTATGATCTCCATCAATAGTTTCCTGATGAATAAAGAACCCGTCTTTTGCAGGCGCTTGACCTATATATTGATTTCCATTAACTACTTCAGCCATGATTCCTCCTTACGTAGAAATGCTATCTACATATGAAACCCACACATCTAAAGCAGATCCTGTGTCAGATTTAATATGAAGGATATCTGTGTTTTGCATTACAACCTTTGCGCCACCCTGAATAAGTTCTACAGAAGAACTAGGTGGAATGGTTAGGCTTTTGCAAATGTGGTAGTCAGTACCAGAGCCTGTCTTATCAATGTAACAATCGCAAGTTACAGCGGCTGTAAGGATGTTAGTTACTCTAATACCAATTAATGCGTCATCAGAGTCACTAGTAAGAAGAGTTGTCTCTCCTGTTCCTACTGCTGATGCCGCTACTCGTTCAAAATCTTGTGCCATTATTCTCTCCTATAGAGCTATAGCCATAGCAACCGCAAAACCAGGAGTTGCCGCATTTACGGTGCCCCATGAAGTGTCGGTGCCATCTGTGGTTAAATATTTTCCAGACTGCCCAGAGACGTTAGGTATAATAGCAGCTGTAGATGAAGATGGAAAGCTATTCTGAAGAACAACCTTTAACATCCTAAGATGGTCATCACCTTCTGCTACAGGGTCTGAAACTGTAGGGTTTGTGTTTACTAATTGAGTTACCCAACTTGCGCTTTCTAATGCCATAGCTCCCCCTACGTAAGTTCAAAAATACCAGTAGCGCTAGGCGTTACGGTAAGTGTATTGTTTTGTGCTAATGTAAACTGGCTTGTGGTTAGTCGAGAAAAACAAACAAGCTTTCCACCTGACTGATAAATAACGGCGTATTTAACATTAGATACATCGCCGCCAGTAGCGGTCCAAACAACTGCTGTTGAATCAAACCTATATTTATTTGTTGCTGCAGATGCCCATGTGCGAGCGCTTACTGACTTTCCTCCAGTAGCGTAACCATTGCCATTTGCTACTTCATTGGCCAGTGAGGCTTGAGTAGACAAAGCAACGTTATTAATATTTGCGCTTGCTGCACTTGTGTGCAATGCCATATAAAAATTAACTCCAGTACCGTCCAGATCAAACTGACCGTTACCTAAGTACTCTCTAAAACTATTGTAAAAACTCCATGCTGTAGCCGCCATTTAAGCCGCCTCCTTTAACGATTCTGGATTCTTGATGATGTGTGATATAAGTCCTTCGCCATGAACAATAAGATCATAACTTGAGCCTGTAACGCTTATTAATTGAACAAACTCCTTTGCCTGATGATAATGGGCTACAGTGCATCTAAATTGCTTCCCACCTACAACCAAATCTATCTCTTCTTCCTTATCATTTTCTGGTTGCTCGTATGCATGATGATGGTCCATAATGCAACTATCAAAACCAAAAATTTCAAACTTATGAAAGCCTAAAATTCTTAGCAAGTGTAACGCCCTAAGAGTTACCGTAGAGCCTCCCATAATAGGGAAGAAGTCTTCGTATGCTTTTCCGTATGCTTTTTCAAGAACATCTATGTTTTCTTCTTGAGTATCGCAATGCCATAACCAAACGTTTCTGTCTTTTAACGTTTTAAATACTTCTGGATGACATTGAGATGCCATTAAGTATTTACATGTATCTACTGGAGTTTCAATAAATCTTTTATTAAACTCTCTACTGTCTAACATAATAAAAGCGTTAGGAATAATTCCATTGTCTAGACAATACTGATAAGTTCCATTTACTGTTACAATAGGAACTCCATCTTCATATCTTTCTCTTACTATATCAAAGGTATCTTTAAGAGATGGTCCTCCAGTAACAAGACATATTTCTTTTTCCCACTGCGTTTCAAACGGTTTTACCTGCGGCAATCCTAGAGAAACACTGCTTTTTATATTGTTTCTTATTTCTTCTTTATCAGAGTTTACAGCAACAAATATTTCTGGAATAGGCTGTAACACTTGTACAGAAGGCGGATAACCTTTAAATGAATTCAAGCGTGAAACTCTAGTCTAAGCTCTAATCCAAGAGCTGCGGTTGTAGATCCAATCTGATCTATGTCAAATCTTATTACATCAAACTCATCAACTAAATTGTTTGACCCAATAACTGGAGGAGTTGCTGCATCTTTACTGTCATTTTCTCCAGCGTCAATAGTTAATAAAGTGGTTAACATATCAACACCTTTAGTTTCATTATGGACTTGAATATTTGTTGTTGATCCTGTTCCAGGTGTATATACATGTCCACCAACAGTATTAAGTCTAAGACCATCAAATGTAGATGGTATTACAATTCTTGCAATTCCGTCTCCTACATAAGTAGGAAGTCCGTCAGAAATAACTTTAATTACTAATGTCCTATTTGAAAAAGCTGTAGAATTAGCTAATATTTTTCTATTGTCGCCAGTAGATGCATCGTATATAGCGATATAATCAGAATTAATATCCATTGTGCTTGATATATTAAGATTATTTATAATCTCTAGCTTATCATTATTTAGGTTACTAAGGTTGTTATCCATCTCATCAAACGTAAGAGGGCTACCTTTTGTTTGCCTTAATGTTAAATTTGCCATTTATTTAAATCTCCAATTACCAAAAGCCATTACTTTTCCATTATCTCTTATAGTTACGCCAGCATCTATGGTTTCAGTAATAGGTCTAAGTAACATTAATTCATAGTAGTTTTCAGAAGCATAGTTAAATGTAGCCATAAAAGGAAGATCAATTAAATTAGCTGCACTAATAGTAACAAGTGCTAATGCAAATACATATAATTCATCATCGTTTTTCTTTACAAAGTCTTCCCATCTTTCCCATTCGGACTTAGTTGTTTGCCCTTGATCCCACTGCATTGTTTCGCAGGTTGCTGATCCTCTGCCATTTCCTGTTCCCACAACTCCTTTGTACGAGCAAGCAATGTCTCCATATCTCTTTGCCAGTGCGCTTGTTCCATTGAGGTTGTACTCAGATACGACAACGGGCTTACCAAGCCTAAGTGCTTCTTCGATACTTTTTCTGAACTGTGACTCACTTAGATTAAAACCAGTTTGCAAATAAATAACGTCTGCATCTTTGTAATATTCAGGTTTTACTCCTGGTGTTAGGTGGACTCCAATAGGCTTGTTAACACCTTTCTTTCTAAGGTTCTGTATAAGAACGCTAACCTCTTGTGCCGAGTAATACTCATCACATTCAAGACAGACAACATAGTGACTAACTAAATCATCTACTGCATCCACTACTTTGTTTTGGTAGTCTATCTGATTCTGCAATCCCTGTTTGTATACTTGCGGGCTATCGTCAGATATCAGCCACATTACAGGAGCCAGATTTTTATCACGCAACTTATTAAGACGATCACGCCAAGCAACTCTATTAACACCGTCAACTACCTTAAACATTGGATCATGGTTTCTAGCCATGACATCCGCATGGGTATCACCATTCAACTTTAATTTTTCTATTACCTTTTCTCGCCAGATATTATTTGATCCATCTGAAAGCCAAGATAATGTACTATATTGAGCAGCGCCTATTAAGAATGTGCTTTTATAATCAGCAACAACAGTAATAAAACCCGCGCTTACAAAAAAACAAAACAATATGGATGCTGCGTATTTACTGATCATTTTTCTTTCTGTTTAATTTTGTTGGACCTGGTAAAACCCATCCTAATATCATAGGCAATACGAATATTAATACTAAAGCCCACCCACCTATCTCTACCATTTTATGAAGCAAAGTAAAAAAGTTATCAGGCGCCTTGATAATAGTCTGAGGTTCTTGGCCTGTTGTCAAAACCTCCGTCGCTACATCGGTCACAAAGGCACCCGTCATGGCTCCCAGTATCGGTGCACCTACACCCCCACTGATCGCAGTCCCAACACCCGCACCTATTGCTGAGCCCGTTGCTACTACTGTCGATTCTTTTAGGCTCTGACATCCAGCTATTACTGTACAGGAACTGATGGCGAGGGCGATCCAAATATTGCGGACATAATAGCTAATGCTCCTACTATTACAATTACTATTTTTACTCTTCGGTCTAGAGCGTTCCAAGTCTTTACTATATTTTCCCACATACACATCTCCTGTGTTCTAGTTTATCTCTAACTTTACTGCAAATCTTACTTGTAGTATTTACTGCCACAAATGGTGCAATGCTGTGAGCGAAAGCAGTAGCACTCCCAACCAGCATAAGCCCAGATATAGACATTGCTTTTCGTAAGTGTTGCAGATACGTTTCATTGTTTTCTTTTAAATGTTTCATTTACGTTTTTTTCCACTAGCAGTAGTAGACCACTTAACTTTTTTAGGCCCAGTTTTTTTGCTAGCTTCTGATTTAGAAATTTTAGATGCTACTTTTTTAGGGCGACAAGCAGGGTAAGGTCTTTTAGATTTTCCTTTAGCAGTTTTTCGGCCACAAGCCTTTCCTGTTTTTACATCTGTCCATTCTTCTCCAAACCATTTACCAAGACCACCTTTACTACTTGCCACGTTTTTTTACTCTATTGTCTTTACCACTCCAAGTTCCACCCATTCTTTTATATTCTTTACTTGCCCATGCATTTGCATAAGCCGAAGGGTAAACTTTAAATTTTCTTTTTGCTTTTGCTTTTGCAGAAGACCATTTAGATGGGTCGCTAGGTGTTGGTTTAGAAGCCATTATTTTTTCTTCTTTGTTTTTTTAACTATTTTTTTTAAAACGTTAGACTGTCTTTTGTGCATCTTAGAAGCTTTGTCAAGTTCTTTTGAAACTTTCTTAATTCTTTTTAACATTTCCACCTTCTTCTTGCTTGACGTATCCTTGAATTAGGATCATTTCTTGTCTCAGCACTAGAATTTTTTAGCTGCCCTGCAGATCTAGCGCAATAAGACTTCCTTCTTTTAGCGTCTTTAGATCCTTTCTTAGGATTTCCTGTTACTGCTGTTTTAAGTTTAGATCCTGGATTTGCTTTGCGATGAGCGGCTACTCCCGCCTTTGTCA